AAATGTCTCCAACTTTTAGATTACCACCTGTTTCTAGTGTAGGCTTGCTCGAACCTGCTGATGTAAACACAGTACCCTGTTCTGGTGTAAACATATTAATTGTTGTACCACCAGTTTCGGTTAGTGTTACATAGCCAGGATCTGAACCAACTATTAAACTTCCAACATGAACAGCACCATTTATATCTCTTTTAACGAGAGTGTTACCAGTGTTGTCATATGCAATCGAAGTATAAGCATAATTTCCATCACCAGCTGTGCCAGTTTGTATTAGTGCAGAGCCTGCATCGTTTGCAACAGTGTTTGCAGGAGGGTTGCTCCAATATGGACGTTCTGTAGTGAAGTCGTCATCTGACAATCCCTTACCTTGATCGATAACAGTTGCAAAACTTACTTGTTCAGACATACCAGTGCCGTCTGTTGCACGACCAATTACACTACCTCCGTATGCATCTCCAGTATTACCGCCAGTTAAGTTAGGTAGTTTGGAGAACGCAACACCTCTGTCTTTTAGGTTAATATAACCTGAACGTTTTACTCCGTCTGTAAACACTGTTGCAGTTGTATTTGTTGCAGTACCTGCAACGCCATTAGTAACTGTTGATTTGTATATAGGTGTTGATGATACAACCCAAGTATCAGTTGTTCTGATTATCACAGTTGAAGAATTAGATACACTGTTAACAACATAACCGGTAGGTCTAGTAGCAGTATTAGGATCACCTTGATATAGTATATCTCCTGCTGTTGCACTAATAGTTGAAGTTGTTAGAGTTAACTGTACATCTTCTGCAAAGCTATTAGCTTCAAATGCAGCAAGACCTCTCGAGCTTTGTCCTGTACGACCCGATCCGTCAGCATTACCTTCACCAATACTACCGCCATCACCGTCTGTACCAAACAATCCTGTACTTGCTGACAAAGGTTTAGCACGATTCATCATCAACTTACTTTGAGCTATCTCAGCATTGTCGTTAACATCACTGTTTAGAATTGCTTGAGACTCAATTTGTAGATTGATTGTAGTATCCGGTGTTGTTCTAGTAACAGTAATATTAATGTCACTTGCACTATCTTCTTTAGCGTTTGTGAATTCATCTATTGGGTTTTCTAAAACTGCCGCAGCCTTAGTACCCGGCGAAGTTACATATACAGGACTTAGTGTAGTATTAAATCCTGTGCCTGTTAATAGATCATATGTAATGATTTGTACATTTTTATTTAGAGAATAGTCAAATCTCGATTCAGTTGCAATTACTGTAGCAGTTGAACTTCCGTCAGCTAAGATATCATTAGCAATTATAGTACCAACTTGTGGTTCTACAGTTAAACGCTTGTATCCTGTAGGAACAAGGATTTGCTTCTGCTCATCACCGCTACCTGCTCTATCATGTATTGTAACGTTTCTTAAATCATCAAACTCGTCATATGCTTGTGTAGCTTGTACAACATAATCTTTGGTTGTAGCATCATTGTCATCAACAGGATCAAGCAAGTTTTTAATCTGCTTGCTGTTCATGTTCAAGTTTGCTTCCATCTTTGTGGAACCGTCTAGTGCCATAAAGCCTGGATCAAATCTTGCACTACCTGTAAGTTGGATACTGCCGTTGTGTCCTAAGCGTCTACTTACATAGTTTGCTACAGCCTTTTCTGTTGGCACCGCAGTGTCGCTTAGATCGGTAAACTGTTCGTCGTTTGAGAATTCGTCAATAGTTACACCGTCTCTAAATCCTAGACTTGCTGCTCTACTAATACCGACTTCACCAGCAAATGTAATGCTACCTGTTGATTGGTCAACAACAAAATACTTACCTACACGGAAGAATCCATTTTCGTCTGAACTGATAAAGAACACACGACCTTTTCTGCGTTCCCAAACTTGTGCCTTACTAGCATCGTCAGCATCGCTATAAGCACCTGCTTTGTCTTGTAGTGCTTGTCCTAGTAGAACGTTTGGATAGTTTGAAGTGTTAAATCCGCCAGTACCTATCTGTGTAAAATCATGTCCTGTTGCACGTAGCAATGAAATAGCAACAGTAATTTCAGCTGTAGTACCTTGTTTGTTTCCTAAGTAGAAACTTCTTGATGTAGTAAGAGCCGTTTTAATACCGTTGTTTGCACCAGTGCCTGTGATATCCCAATCAGCGCCATCTACTTGGTAATCCTGTACTTCAATGTACCAGACGCTATCTGGTAGTACCCACTTACCACCGCTAATGTATGCAGAGTAAACTGTTGAATCTAAACTATTAGACAATCCACTATCTGTATACAACTCAAAGGTATTAGTTGTTACATTACCTACATAGAACGTATTTCTGTTTAAGTCAGTCATACCAGCTACATCACGTATTTCTATGATAGCACCGTTAGACAATCCGTGTGCTGCACTGGTTACTACAGCAGGATCTGCTTGTGTAATGTTTGTAATATTACCGTAGCTGATAGGCTGATAGTCTATTACTTGCAAGGTCTTTCCTTGGTAAGCAAAAATCATACCACCGCTATAACCTATGTCTCCAGGTAATAGAACATCCTGATTAACAGCATCAGTAGCATCTTGTAATATTCGCTGCTCTGTAGTAGCATTATCTATTTTTTCAATAGCAATTTTTGTATCGCCTACAGTAGAACCTAGTGTTTTAGAAATATCATCTGGGTCTACTTCAGCAATATTTGCAAGATCAACTGTTAACTCAACATTATCAAATGCAGCATCGAATGTTGCTTTAATTTCATCGGAGCCTAAGTTTTGATTTTGATCATCTTTTTGTGTAAACCCTGTACTTCTATAAGTTGTTAAATCACTCTCATCAAAGTTTACGGCAGTACTTGGTCGTTCTGTTACACCTCCAGGATTCGCAACACCAGTAAATATGAAGTTTTCACCATGTCTGTATTCAAGTAAATCTCCGTGTGTTAATCCGTCTTGTAATGCTGCGAAGAAGTCAACGTTTGATCCTGCTTCTTGTATTGTAAGCCTAAATACCTGGTTTCCAATCTCACCTGGTTGTGTCCAAGTTCCGCCTGATCCGTATGCAGTATACTCTGAACCGTCAACTGCATTAGTTAAACTTTTATTAGTGTAAAGTTCAAACGTATTTGTAGCTACGTTTCCTACAAAATATTTTTCTCCGTTCAGTTCGACCATTCCTACTACACCGGAAATGGTGATTTCGTCACCATTTGATAAACCGTGACTTGCACTTGTAATAACAACAGGATTAGCAGAAGTAGCACCTGTAATAGAACCAGTTGAACCAGCTGCAATATATGTTCCTGGAGTATTTTGATATATTGTATTAACGTCTATAGTTAAATCATTGGTGCCGTCTGATCCACCAATGTTAGCACCGCTAATAGTAATTGTATCGCTTGTAGTATAACCGCTACCTACGTTTGTAATAGTAAAGCTTGCAACACCGCCTGAATACGAAACTGTAAATTCTGCACCTGTACCTGATCCAGATGTTGATTTTTGCGGCACATTTTGATAAGACGATGTACCTGAAGGTACTGTACCTGTAATACTGGTGTTGTCTACAGATTCGAGGCCAGTAACTACAACAGCACCTGATGCACCTATATTACCATCGTTGTTAGGATCAGATAAGTTTTCAACTCTGCTAATTCTGTAATTTAAAGGACCTGTAGCACCTCCGTGATCTATATAAACATAGCTGTTTGACATAGGTGCTTCTTTAAAGTCGTAGACTGTAAAGCTGGTATCATCTGCTGCGTTAGTAAAGCCTCCGTAAGTAAATGCTTTAATAGGCTGTACCATGTTGCGAAGTGTTGTAACTTCGTCTGGAATCTCGTTAGGGTCAGCACCTTCAGCAACAAGACCAAAGTTACCATAACCATTAGAACCGTTTAGTGATCTAATTTCCGAACCATTCTTTGCATAATATGCTGCATGACAGTAGTATGTAAACATAGATACCATCTCTGAGAACGCACCATTTGTAGTAACAAGACCATAACCTAAATCATTAATTTGTGTATAGTCGTTACCTAGTATACTTCTGTTACCAGCAGTTTGTAGGAAGATGTCTTGTATTACATCATTTGCATCGTGTCCTGGATCACCAATGTCATCAGCACCTAGTTTGTTCCATCCATTGCCGTTGTTTGAATTAGGATCTAGATATATAATTGCTCTACCAGTACCACTATCATAGTTTGAAATAGCATTAACTTGATAACGCTGTCCTTCGAAGTAGAAAGGAGCAGGCAACTCGGGAAGTCTTAGTTTAAGACCTTGTGCTTCTCCGCCTACATCTTGTGATTCAACAAAAAGTGTAAATGCGTCTAGTCCTACTGATCCTGAACTATCTGTGTAGTTACCACTGTTTGCTTTTACACGCATTGGAATATTACCACAGAATGCATCAACAAACATACCGCCAGTGAATGCTTTGGCATTTCTTGATCTTGAGAAACTTGATGCTGTCTGAATGTATGGCGACTTAGTTAAGATCTGACCTGTTGGATCAAGAACACACATAAATCCGCCATGGCCTTGAACTGTAACGTTTCTGATAATAGTTGCATCATCCATTAAGAATACGTCAACACCATCTGCGTCATTTCTCTTTGGTGGATTGTAGTTAGCATCAAATACAAAGTTTACAACATCTACTAAGTCGCCTACTAGATCTACTGAACCAGATACTTCTTGCCATCTTGTAGTGTTTGTTAATTTTTGATATGTTAAGCTTAGAACATCAGTGTCTTCATCTGCTGCATCTGCAATATGTGTTACGAGAGCTTTATAATAGAATGTGTTTACACCTATTGTCTTTTTAACAAAATCGCCTTGAGTATAAGATGTTCCTGCTGCCCATTCCGGCTCTGCAATGCCGCCGTCTAAGTCAACATCTACAGTACCTCTAATTGTACCAGGAGTATTTCCTACTAAAATATCAGCAGCAAGAGTGCTAATATAGTTAATTGCATCTTCAGTTTCAGCTTCAGTTCCTGGTGTTAACGCATTTGAATAGTATTCACCTTGTGCTTCTAATACACCTTCTCTGCCGCCTCTTTCTAAATCGTTAACGATAGCATCAACAATTAGGCCAACATCACGTTCGCACTTAGTTCTACTTTCTACACTGAATAACCCGGGGTAAGTAGCATCTACATATTCTCCCACTTCAGTCTGTATGAATCTTCTGTTAAGTTCTAGGATATTTGCAGCTTTGTTATATCCGCCAACATTATTAACATCAAGTCCAACATTAACAGGTCTTGTATTGTCTTCTAAATAATGGTAGCCGAAGTATCCTTGTAACTCGCCTGTTTGATTTATAAAAGGAGTACCGCTATTAAGTATTTCAATTCCGTCAAATTCTTTATCTCTATAGAAATATGTATTTGCAAATGTTGACTGTGACACACGTCTCTTAGGACGGATAATTACTCGACGGAATTCATCACCTTTAAGCGAAACGTTTTTGGTTAACTTAATTGGATAGTCTTCTTCGTAAATACCCGATTCGACTCTAATTACAACTTGTTTAGCTTTTACGAAGTTACCCATTTCGAGTTCTTCACCTGGTTCAAACTCTTTAGCTTCTAAAGGTTGTAGATAAAACGTAGTTGATCCAGTATCTTGCGTGAACGTAATAATTCTACCTATTGCACCCGAACGCTTACCTACAATCACCTTGCCTGGCAAAGCATCTACATTATCAGGATCAGTTTGATCAAGTATACCCGAAGTACTGTTTGTAAGATCAAGCTCGTATCTGCTACCAAATGCAACATCTGCACCTGCACTAATACCATTTCTAATAATGTTACGTATTAAACTAAAGTTCTGTGTAACAGCAACATATCCGCTGTCTGTAGGAGCAACTGGTGTAACACTAGTGTTTTGAGTTAATTTGTCTTGGAATCTTAAACCAATTTTTGCACTACCGTCGTTTACAAATGTAGTAAATGATCTGTTATCGTACGGAGTAGTTAATTCAGCATCTGTAAATAATTCAAATGTTCCTGCTCCAGTTACTTTCACAAATAAAATTTGATCTTCAATTTGTGTCATACCTGACACATCTTTAAAAATTACTTGATTTCCGTTTGACAGACCATGGTTTGTACTAGTTGTTACCGTAGCAGGTGTTGCTATAGCAGCTGGACTAGCTGGAGATGCCTTTGTAATGTTAGTAACTGTTTTAGGAAGATACAATGAATTTTGTAGTACTGCTTGTACAATCTCTGCTGTTTTTGCAAACGCATCGTCAGTTCTTTCTAACTGACTAGTAATAGCAATTCTACCACTAACGCTAGAATAATATCTTTCTGCTGCTGTTCTTGAAAGATAGTTTGCTGTGTTACCTCTTGTCGCATCAAAACTTACAGCATCAAGAACAAGCCCTAGATCTCTTTCACACAGGTCTACGTTATATGCAAAATCTGGATATGTAAATGCAAGATAACCGGTAATTTCTTTTATAATGTATGATCGGTTATTTTGAATAATACTTCTAGTATCAATGTTAACAGCATTTTCTACACCAGCACTTATAACAGTAGATGCAGTACCTGCTGTGTTTGTTGTTGCACCATAACTTAGAGTTTGGAAGTAAGGACCTGGCTCTTCAGGAGCAGTTTCGATTAGTTCAGTAGCTCTTTGTGCTGCTGCATTAATTGTTCTAAATGAATATGTATTCGCAGTACCTTCTTTGCCTACAGGCACTCCTCTCATCAAATCATCACCTGCTGTACTTACAAATAAAACTTCTGGTGAACTATATGCTGTATTGTCTACATAATATTTTGTAGCAGCTTGTAAATCTTCTTGTCCGTTAGGTGTGCCAGCGCCAGCAAGATCGCCAGGGTGATCACTTAGGTATAGTTCTCCCTCCATGATGTCGCCTTGACGTCTAACTACACTTTCTCGAGGCATAGCTACGTCACTGAGGAAGTTACCGGGTAAGTCTCTATTATATCCTGCATCAGTAATTGTATGAGTGTCATCAGCAGCGATTGTACCTGATATAGCAATTTTATCTACGTCAGCAACAACATCGCTTTCTTGTTGTGCCAACTCTTTAGTTGTAAACAAAGAAAGTTCTGTATCTGTTTCATATCTTATATAATAAGTAGTTCCGCTAGTAATCCCGTTTGGATCAGTATCTTCAGCATTGAAAACAAATGCAGTTCCATTTGCACCACTGTCATATCCATGACCTGCATTGAAAACAAGGTGTCCTTCACCGTTATAACTATCAATCTCTAGTACAAATTGATCTGTTGTCTCGGGCTCACGTGCTACACGAATAGGTAATCCACTAGTTACATAACGTCTATCAGCATATCCCTTTGTAATAACAAGATCGTCTATTGTGTATGTTGTTGATCTTCCGGGCTGATCGTTAATTGCCTGTGCCGCAGCTGATGATATTTGTACACCTGCAATAGCAAAGTTTGCAGCACTCAAATGTTGACCTAGTGTAGGTGCAACGTTGTCGTCTACAATATTGATACTTTGAACAGATAAATCAATTTGGCCCGGAGTGCTGATTACATCAATACCTATTGTACCGTCATTAGAAGTAAAACTAGAAAAGATAACTGCTGTTCCAGTAGAGTTTGTAGTTAAAACCTTGTTGCTTTCGTAAGTGTTAGGAGTATCGCCTAGAGATAGAAAACTTAAACTACCTTCTACACCAAAAACTGCATATATTTCTCTAAAATTTTCATTTACCTTACGAAACGACTCGCGAATACTATCGCCTGTTCCGTCATTACCTTCAACGCCGATATCAATATCTTGTCTTGCCATGTTTTACTCCGGTTATATTGCTGGTGTTGCCAGCTTGTCTATATCAAAATTTACACTAACTCCGCAGCCGCAACTACTTTGGGCGTTAGGATTTTTAATTTCAAATTGTGATCCTATAATTGACTTAGTATAATCAATTGTAGATCCTGCTAGAAACATTAAACTATGAGCACCTACAACAAACATTCCCATATCACACTCAACTCCGAAGTCGTGTGCTTCAATTTCGTCTACTTGTGCTGTTCCCCATTCATATTCAAATCCTGCACAGCCGCCGCCTTTGATGTTTAGAGTGATTGCATAGCAATCGTGCTCTTGACATAGCTTGCTGATCTGTACATTTGCTGCTGGAGTTACTGTAATTAGGCTCATTTTTGTTCCCTTCTATTGTTATTTATCGGAAGATTTTATAATCTTAATGTAAATATAGTTATGTTCTTAGGTGAGTTTGTAGAGAAAACAAGGCATGTTAGATGCAGTAAACATGGTTGCGAGCATGAATATTTTCGCACTAAAACATTCGTGCGATTAAGATGCGATAATTGTGATACAGAGTTTGTGCGCCCAAGAGGAAGCATGGATCCTAAAAGACTAACAAATAATTACTTTCATGTATGTAAAAATTGTGATGCAAAGAAATTTGCTCAGAAAAAAGGCGTAGAACGCAAACAAGTATGGAATCTACATGCTAGTTCTAGTATACCTATTAGTAAATTATGATGGTTCTACTATGTAAAATTTTTTTTGAAATTCTTCTGGCGAATAACACCCGCCTATAAACATTAATCCGTCAACAGATGCAAATTTAAATTCATAATTTTCATCTACAACTTCAGTGCTTGCGCCGTTACTTGCAATAGTATTAACAAATTCTGCACAATCGTCTTTTGTTTCAAATAGTTTATTGCTCATTATTGGGCCTTGAGGGTTAAAAGGTCCAACTATCATAGCAGTATAAAAGACTAATGCAACGTTCATTCTTTCTTCCAAATAGTCCAAGCACCNNTATGCAATAGCACCGTATGCTACTAAACTAGCAATAGGTTTAAAAATTAAGAACGCAACACCTGCACCAATTAATATTGCACCGTCTAGTGTTGTTCTTTCGCCTAGTCTGTCAATAATCCATTTTTTCATTTCTTGTCCTCCTGTAGTAGTATTTATTGTAAATAAGTATCCTTAAGGAGGTAAAACATGTTTACATGGTTGAAAAAACTTTTTGGTTCTGATGTTCCTGATACGCCTGTAATTGCACAGGCTGTAGAAAAGGAAACAGTTGCTAGTACAGTAGGAAAGGTTGCTGAAGTTAAAGGTGACATTCCTGCAAGCAAACCCAAAAAGACTACAAAGAAATCTGCAACTAAAAAAGCAGAAGCGGTAGATCTTGACTCATTGAACAAAACTCAACTTCTTGCAGAAGCAAAGAAGCGTGGCGTGAAAGCCAATGCTTCTTTAAAGAAGGAAGAGATTTTAGAAAGAATCAAGAACGGCTAATAGCCGACTGTAACTGTGCAATAGCAGTTTCTTGGCGAGCAAGCTTTCGTTCTAATACATCGATAGCTGCTCGCTGTTTTTTTGACTGTTCTTCTAGTGAACGAACATATTCTACAGTAGGAATTTCTCTGCTAGAGCCATCCTCAGCAACCATAGTAAAACGATCCACACCTTGTGCTTTTAGTCCACCGGTTACACGATTTGGATTTTTATCAGATGATGATT